GTTATTAACAAGTATTTTACAGGGGACAGATTAGAGAAACTTTTATTCATGTATTCAGAAAATGAATTAGGAGTAAATCTTGCAATTGCACCAGCAAGTGGAAATGTTGGATATCATAATTGCTATACAGGTGGTTACATAGACCATATTTTTAATGTTTGTAAAAATGCACTTAAAGTAAAAGAGTTATTCATTCAGTTGGGTGGCAAGCCTGATTTTACTGATGAAGAATTAATATTTTGTGCATTACATCACGACTTAGGAAAACTAGGAAGTAAAGCAAAACCATATTACATATTAAATCCTTCGGATTGGCACGTTAAAAACCAAGGTAAAGTTTTTACAGCAAATGATGAATTACACCATATGACCCATACCGATAGAACTATGTTTACGTTACAACAATATGGTATATCAGTTACGGAGAAAGAATATTTTGGAATGAAACTTACCGATGGTCTATATGATGAAGATAATGTAAAATACTTAAAAGTGTATGATGCCAAAAAATCGGTTAAATCTAATTTACCTCATCTAATGCATTGGGCTGACCATATGAGTACTGTGATTGAATCACAAGAAAACGCAGTTTAATTGCAAAATATAAGGTGATATTATATTGGTATCACCTTTTTTTATTTAAAAATACTTATTATTATGATATACAACGAAAAAATACAAAACCTTTTAGAATCTTTAGATGGAAAATTAAGGATTTTACAAAACGGAATTACAGGTGCACAGCACATGTCACCAACAGAAGCGCATAACACTTTAGAAGATATGCGAAAGATAGTAGAAAGAATTGCAGAGTTAACTAGAATCAATCGATAATATGAATTGGCTAAAAGTATTAGTAGGATTTTCTGCTATTATTATAGCAGGTTGTGCAGCTTATTTCTCAGTAACAGGTTTAGGTGTTCTTTTTGCAGGAGCATCTATATCTGTTATGGTTATGGCTAGCGCTTTAGAATTAGCTAAATTAGTTGCTGCTACATATCTCAAACAAAAATGGGATGAAATTGGTGGATTTAACAAATGGTACTTAACCACATCGGTTGCAGTATTGATGTTAATCACTTCCGCAGGTATCTTTGGATATCTTTCAAATGCATTTCAGGCACAATCACTTCAACTACAACAAGTAGATAGAGAAGTTGCAGTTCATCAAACTAAAATTGACCAAAATACTATCCAAATTACTCAACTTTCTACTCAAATTACTGAATTTAATACCAATCAGGGTAAAATATTAGATGGTGGTAAGGTAAACTCTCGTCTTATTCGTTCAATTGATAATAGGGATAAGCAAATCAGTAAAATTAATGATAAAATTTCTGATTTGCAAACCGAAAATGCCGGAGAAACTGAAAAAATCAACCAAATTAAGATTTCTAATTTAGATTTAGAAAAAGAAGTTGGAGGATTTCGATTTGTTGCTGAAGCATTTGGTGTAGAATTGAAAAATGTAGTAAAATTCTTCATATTTTTGATTGTAATCGTATTTGACCCATTGGCAGTAGCTCTAATTATCGCATTTAATGGTTTAATTGAAACTAAAAAACAAAAACAAAGCAGACTTTTGGGTGAAATGATGGAATATGACCAAAAATTGGGTTTATATGAGGTATATGGTGATACTAAAGAAAATATAGTGGAAAATAATTCACAAAATACCGAAGTTAGTGGAAAAAATTTACCAAATGAAGAAGAAATTCCGGTTATAGTGGAAAATAATTCACAAGAAGAACAAATTCAATCCAATCTAAAATGGGAAGAGTATATGCATCCCGACTTTCCGTGGAATAATCGTAAATTATGGATAAACAACCCAAAAGCCGTTAATTATTGGCTATCTACGAAGGGTGGTAACGTTAAAGATTTATCTCGCTTCAGAAGTGAAGAAGAAAATGTAAAAACATATTAAAATATTTGGTTTTTTCATATTTTTTGTTTATATTTGTTAAATAACATTTAAACTTTAAAATATGAATTTAGGTTACGCTTGTATTAATATGTCAATGGGTAAAAAAGTTACCACAAATCGTACTATGGTTAAACGTACTTTCAATGAGAGGGGTTTGGATTATGTATCTCAACTCGCATTACTCAACGCAAAGGATATTATCCGAATATTAGAATGGAATAGATTAAATGGTATTAGTTTGTTCCGATTATCATCTGCTCTTATTCCGTGGGGTGATAATATTGATATTACTCAATTAAAAGATTACAAAGAAATTAAAAGTGAGTTAAAGAAAGCAGGTGATTACGCTAAGTTTTGGAATATGCGTATTAACTCACACCCCGGACCATTTAACGTATTAGTTTCACCCAACGAATCGGTTGTACTTAAAACTATCGCTGATTTAGAATTACATGGTAAGGTGTTCGATATGATGGGGTTATCTAAAACACCATATAACAATATTAATATCCATTGTAATGGTGTCTACGGAGATAAAAAATCTGCATTGGATAGATTCATCAAAAACTTCCAAAGACTCTCTAAATCGGTTCAAAAACGACTTACAATAGAGAATGATGATAAGGCTTCTATGTATTCAGTTAAAGACCTTATGTATGTACATAATGCAATTGGTGTTCCTATTGTATTCGATTATCATCACCACCAATTTTGCACAGGCGATTTATCCGAAGAACAAGCACTTAAACTCGCAGCCACAACTTGGCCTAAAGGAATTAAGCAAGAAGTTCACTATTCAGAAAGTAAAGCATTACATGAAAATAATCCAAAAGAAAAACCACAAGCACATTCCTATCTTATTAATGCCCTCCCCAATACATATGGGTTGGATTTGGACATTATGGTTGAAGCAAAAGGAAAAGAATTAGCTATATTACCTTATTTAAAAAAAGTAAACAATGAAAAAGTACGCACTATACATCGGGAGATGGCAGAATTGGCATAAAGGACACGAATGGTTAATAAACCAACAATTAACTCAAGGTAAAAACGTTTGGGTTGCAATTAGAGATGTTCCACAAGATGAGAACAATCCTAAAACTGCACAACAAATTTTAAAAGAGTTATCACATGAACCTTTCTTTATGAATAATATGGATAAAATTTTATTATCTATTATTCCCGATATTGAAAGTGTAAACTATGGTAGAGGTGTTGGTTACGATGTAATTTATCACGAACCACCAGCTGATGTAGCTGTTATTAGTGGAACTGCTATTAGAACCGGGCATATGACACCGGATGGCTCTATTACTTATGATGAAACTAAAGGATAATGATAGTAGAGCGTAAGAGGCACATTGCAAAAACCATCTCATATCGTATTTTAAGTACCGTGATTGGATTCTTATTAATGTGGTTGATAAGTGGTTCAATTAAAGTTGGAGCAGCATTTGGAGTAGCAGAATTGATTTATAAACCTATTCAATATTATATTCACGAAAGAGTATGGTATAAATGGATTAAATATGGATTAAAAAAATAAAATAAATAATATGAAATTAATAGTAGACAAACAAAAAAATGGATTAGCAAATCCAGAGTTTATTAAATATTTAAAAAAGCCGATAGAAAAATCGGAACTAACGCAGTTTGAAGCAGATATATTAAGAGATACCCTATTTGCCGCATTGAAAGGAATGGGTGGATTGGGGTTATCGGCTAATCAAATTGGCGTAAATAAAAGAGCTTGTGTTATCAAATTCAATGATGAAGAATTATTCCTATTAAACCCTATCATAACAGAACGTTCTAAAGATGGGTTTATATTTTATGAAGGATGTCTTTCGATGCCAGATACAATGAAAAAGCCTGTTAGAACACTTAGAGCTAACTATGTTGTAGTACAAACTGATAATTTGGGTGAAATTCGATTTGAAATAAATACTGAAGAAGATAGAAAGGGTGAGCAAGTATCGGCTGATACAATGAAAACCGTTATCGTTCAGCATGAAATAGACCATTTAGATGGTATTACAATTAAAGATAGAGTATATTCTACAACCATTGTTAAAAAGCAAGAGTATGGTAGGAATGATAAGATTGTAATGAAATCACCCGAAGGAGATTTAGTTGAAGTTAAATTCAAAAAAGCTAATGATTTATTTTTAAAAGGATATGAAGTAGTATAATATGGAATTAATAATAATAATTTTAGTTGTATTTTTAGCAGGTGCTGGATATACAATTTATAATCTTCTTAATAAATTAGAAAAATACGAAGATTTTATAGATTTACAAGAACAAAATAATATAGCATTACTGGAGACTTTGCAGGATATCGATTCTAAGCAAATGTTTGAGAAGGATGATGAAGTGGGTTCTTTATTTACGCAAATAAAGGATACTATCCAAACCTTCAAACAAATATAATAAATGCCAAGAAAAGCCAAAAGTAAACAATACTTCACAAAAGATACCGAAGATGCCATCGTAGAGTACAACTCAACAGATGACCAACGAATTAAAGATAGAGTTTATAGAGATAGAATTAAACCCGCATTTGACAAACTTGCGGAAATAGTTTATAACAAATGGAAATTTACATACTTTGATGATGACCCACAAGATGTAATGTGTGAGGTTGTTGCATTTATGATTGAAAAGATTCATATGTATAAAGCCGGAAAGGGTAAAGCATTTAGTTACTTTACTATTGTTGCAAGAAACTATCTTATCTTAAATAATAATTCAAACTATAAACGTTACAAAAATACTGATGTAATGTCCTCTTTGCCTGATAATTGGGATACTGAAAACAATTGGGCAGAAGAAACTCGTAACGATGAATATAGAACATTTAATGATAGAATGTTATTATATTGGGATACTCATTTAGAAAACTTCTTTCAGAAAAAAAGAGATATTCAAATAGCAGATGCAGTATTGGAATTATTCAGAAGAGCAAACTATATAGAAAGTTTTAACAAAAAATCATTATATCTACTCATTAGAGAAATGACCGGTTACCCCACTCATTATATCACTAAAGTTGTCAATAAGATGAAAGAAAAGCAGATGGCATTGTTTAGTGAGTTCGATAGAGAAGGTGATATAAAAATTTAATATTATGGTATCATTAGGTATTTCCGCATTTTATCACGACTCTGCGGTATGTTTATTCGAAGATGGAAAAGTAATAGCAGCTATTGAAGAAGAAAAGCTATCTGGCGTAAAGCACGATAACTCCTTTCCTATTAAAGCAATTAAGTGGGTTTTAAAACAATCCAATAAAAGTATATCGGATATTGATACTATATGTTGGTATGAGGACCCGCAATTAAAATATGATAGAGTAAAGAATACATTAGGTAAACGTTGGTGGAAGCATCGTAAACTTTGGAAAAAATTCAAAGAAGAATTTGAATCCACCGAAGGTAACCTATCAACGTATTTAGCCAAAAAATTAAACTTTACTGGCAAAATAGAATATGTTAAGCATCACAACTCACATTTGGCGTTTTCATATTATACATCTCCATTTCAAAATGCAGTTGGTATATCAATTGATGGTGTTGGTGAGTGGGAAACGGCTTTAGCTGTAAGATGTAAAGATAATACTTTTGAAGAAATAAAATCAATAAAATTCCCACATTCATTGGGATTAGTGTATTCATCCATAACTGCTTATTTAGGATTCAAACCAAATAATGGTGAATATAAAGTAATGGGGTTAGCACCATATGGTGACCCATCGGTATATAAAGATATTTTTGATAGAATAGCAAGATTAGATACAGGCGGCACATTTGAAATAAACCAAAAGTATTTTACTTGGCAATATTCAAATACCGATATGTACACTTACGATTTAGTAAAACTAATTGGATTTGAACCGAGAGAAGCAGAATCTACTATTGAACAAAAACATATGGATTTAGCAGCAGCTCTACAAAAGTGGTATGAAAGTTATTTCTATTTCTTTGTAAATCATTGTATGCAACAATCCGATTCATCCAATTTAGTATTGGGTGGTGGTTCTGCTTATAATGGAACTGCAAATGGTAAAATTCAAAAACATACATCCGTTAAAGAATTGTGGATACCATTCGCACCATCCGATGCCGGTTCTGCGATTGGAGCGTGTTTGTACCATTGGCATAATACATTGGGTAATCCTAAAGTAGTTGGTGGAGATAACCAATCACCATATTTAGGACCTGAATGGAATAATAAAGAAATAACCGATATTATTCTAAAAAATAGAAATAAAGATAATAGTTTAAATGCGATGTATTATGAAGCAAGTAATATGTTGTGTGAAGAAGTTGCAAAATTAATTAATGATGGTAATATTATAGGGTGGTTTCAAGGTAGAACTGAATTTGGTGCAAGAGCATTGGGTAATCGTTCTATATTAGCTAATCCACACTTACCAGATGTTAGAGATAGAATTAATAAGGTTGTCAAAAAGAGAGAGATGTTTAGACCATTTGCTCCATCGGTAACATTTGAAGATTATAGTAAATACTTTATATCAGAAGGTGAAGTGCCATATATGAATCAAGTAGTAAAGGTAACCGATTACAAATCTATACCATCCGTAACGCACGTTGATGGCTCTGCTAGAATACAAACCGTTAAAAAAGAAACAAATCCACTATATTATAATTTACTTAAAGAATTTGAAAAAGTAAGTGGTACTCCTATATTATTAAACACATCGTTCAATTTAAGAGGACATACTATGACAAATGACCCACAAAAAGCAATTTGGAC